GGCAGCCGAGGAAGCCGAGGACGAAGAGGGCGAGGAAGAAGGGCCGGAATTGGAGGCAGTCGGCGGAACCGCGCAGGTCGATGCCGCGTCCCCCGGTTTCGACGATGCCGACGTGCCGGCCAGGGTCGCCGGACCGCAGCCCCCGCAGCCGGTAGCCGCTCCGGACGAACCGGAGGAGATGAACTTCCTCCACTTCGGGCTGTACTCCGAGCAGTACCTGAACGTGCAGCTCGCGCTCCGCAAGTCGGGCGAGATGACGGGCTCCGACAAGAAGTCCCACAACCTCGATATGATCTGCACCGACTTCCTGGCGAACAACGACATCGTTCCGGGAAACATGGAGGAGAACCGCATGCGTTTCATGCGCCGCATGGAGCAGGTCTTCGGAGTAAAGATCATCGCTTTGGACATGACCAATGACGAGGTCGTGTTCGGAGCGGGACTGCTGTCCAAGCTGGCGAAGGGAGCCAAGTGATGGTGGCGCTGCCGGTGTCCAGGGACCTTCTCCTGGCAGAGATCCGATCCGCTAGGAAGATCCTGGATCGGTGGGAAAGATTGGTGGATCCGGACAACGCCGAGCACCCGATGCCGGTACTCGACGCGCAGGCCCCGGAGCAGTACCTGGTGGAGTGCCTGATCGAGATGCAGGCCGAGCTTGTGATCGTGGCCGGGAAGTGCGAGAACCTGGCCGAGAGCATCCACAACCGTCTGCGTTGATCGAGTTGGTCTGGATCTTGCTCGAACAGCTGATTGGAGGATCTGATGGACAAGAAGACGACGACATTGGACAAGCAGCGCGCGCTCGCCGCATCGCTGGGGAGCGGCAAGCCCGCCAAACCGGCCAAGGCAGCCGGAAGGGCTGCGAAGAAGGCCACCAAGAAGCGTTCGGCAAAGAAGGCCAAGAAGAAGGTCACGAAGCGCAAGACGAAGCCGATCGGGGCCCGCATCAAGGTGATCAAGGACACCTCCAAAGCGCCTCCGAAGAAGGCAGCCACCAAAGCGAAGCCGGCGAAGTCCGGGCAGGGGGCGGGCCAGATCAAGCTCGACCCGGCGAACCTCAACACCAACGAGATGAAGGTGTTGGAGGCACTGCGCGCGTCCCGGTCGGCCATGACCCTGGTCGAGATCGCCAAGGCAGCGTTCCCTCGCAAGACCCGAGCCCAGGGCAACTCCTGGGTGCGCAACGCGCTCCGCAGGCTCGTCCGGGGTCTGCTGGTGAACAAGGTGGACCGTGGTACGTACAAGGTGGCCCCAAAAGGGCAAGGCGAGGACCCGGTTCGGCCACAGGTTCTCGCGGCAAGTCCGCCCGAGGCCGAGCCAAGCGCAAGCGAGCCCGCACCTGATGTAGGAACCCCGGCTCATGCAACTGGTACGTGATCCGAATCGCCTGGGGGAGATCGCCAACGAGATCGCCCAGGTCCCCGTTGTCGGGCTGGACTCGGAGACGACCTCGCTGTCCCCGCACCACGGGCGGATCCGTCTCCTCCAGCTCAACACCGGCCGGAACATCTGGTTGATCGATCTGTTCCATACCAAGACGTTGGGACCGGTCGCGACAGCCCTCAACGACGGGGGTGCCGTGGTCGTGGGGCAGAACCTCAAGTTCGACCAGAAGTTCCTGCTGCACCACGCCATCGAGCTGTGGCCCCTGTTCGACACGTTCCGGGCCAGCAACCTCCTGCACAACGGCAAGGGGTTGTCCCACGACCTGTATTCGATCTACGAGAGGGAGCTGGGCATGGAAGGGCACGCGCCGGACATGTCCGCTTCGGACTGGGGCGGGGAGCTGTCGGACGACCAACTGAGGTACGCCGCAGAGGACGTCGAGCACCTTCTGGTGCTCCGGGAGGTGATGAAGCCCAAGCTCGCGCAGGCCGGGTTGAACAGGACGGCCCTCATCGAGTTCCAGGCCATCCTTCCGGAAGCCTCGATGGAGGTGAACGGCTTCCACCTCGACCGGGAGATGTGGCTGGAGCTGGCCGAGGCTGCCCGGATCAGACGCGACGAGCTGAAGGAACAGGTGTTCAAGGAATTGCCCCACCCGAAGGACCAGATGGGTCTTCCCGGCATGTCCGCAGGGTGGAACCTCAACTCCCACGTGCAGAAGCGGGCAGCCATCCACAGGCTGGGAGTGCCTGTGGAGAACACGCGGGAGATGACGCTCGCGATGCACGCGGGGAAGTATCCGGTGCTGCGGACGCTGATCGCCTACACCAAGGCAGCCAAGCGGGTCTCGTCGTTCGGACCCGAGTACCTGCGTCATGTCGACTCGGTGACCGGGCGCATCCACACCAGCTTCTACCCGTTCCTGGCAGCGGGACGTTACAGCAGTTCGGATCCCAACCTCCAGCAGATACCGAGGTCCAAGGACTACCGCCGGGCGTTCGCGCCCCCGCCGGGTCGGAAGATCGTCGTGGCGGACTACTCCCAGATCGAGCTTCGACTGGTGGCGCAGATTTCCAGGGATCGGCTGCTGATGGAGGTCTACCGGAAGGGTCTGGACGCACACCGCCAGACGGCCGCGCTGGTCAACGAGGTAGCGCTTTCCGAAGTTTCCAGAGATATGCGACAATCAGCAAAACCTGTAAACTTTGGACTTTGTTACGGCATGGGCGCGGAGAAGCTGGTCCTGTATGCCATGAGCGCATACGGCATCGCGCTGAAGCTCGAAGACGCCGAGCGGTTCCGCGAGCGGTACTTCGAGGGGTACTCCGGGGTGAAGGAGTGGCACCAGCGGACCATGAGCCAGGGCAAGCGGACGGGCGTGTCCCGCACGCTTTCCGGGCGGATTCGCTATTTGCAGGAGGATGCACACAATGAGATTCTGAACTGTGTGGATTTCGAGACGGAGGCTCTGACCCGGAGAGGTTGGGTCCGTGGGCCTGACCTGACCATGGATGACGAGTTGCTGACCAAGAATCCGGATACAGCAGCCCTGGAATGGCAGCGCCCGACAGACCTGAAGGTGTTTGGCCCAGCCGAGCGTGAATTGATCGAGTTCAAGTCGCGGTCTTTTCACGCCCTGTCCACGCCGGATCACCGCTGGCTGGTCTACAGCAAGGCGGCGAAGCGGGATGTGGAACGGGTAACGCAGACCATTTCCTTGCATGGAGACGACAGGATCCATCGGACGGGCAGGTACATCGGCCCCGAGGCGGGGATGCTGTCGGATGATGCTGTCGAGCTTGCCGGGTGGTGGTTGACGGACGGTCGCCTGATGAAGACCCGGCGTGTCGAAGGTCGTCCAGGCAAACGCGGACCCAAGCCTTCTGGTGTTTCCTTCCGATTGTACCAGAGCGAGGAAACCAACGCTCTCAAGGCAGCCAGGATCGAGGCGCTGCTTGGCCGTATGGGGATCAAGTACACCAAGCATCCGAATGGGCCTGGACAGGCGTTGTGGCATTTCCGGCACCCGGTTACGGAAGTCCTGGCGGGATTGTGCCCGGACAGGGTGTTGACGTTGGCTTTGCTCAATGTGTTGACGGCCAAGCAGTGCCATTTGCTCATGCAGACAATGATCGACGGGGATGGCTGGCGCGAGTCGAAAACGGCGTTCGTTACCAAGACCCGAGAAGGAGCGGAGGCTTTCCAGATCCTGTGTACCTTGTGCGGGGTGGCCGCTTCGATCAAGGAACGGGATATGAGCAAGTATCGCCCGAGGTCCTCCAAGCTCAAGAACATCCCGAAGGGGACCAAGCACTGGCAGGTCACGCTTCTCAAGCGGGACAAGGTCCAGGTGTTGAGGCGGCACACCAAGAAGGTGAAGGGTACCTTCGGCGTGTGGTGCCCGATGGTTCCCAACACGTTCTTCGTGGCTCGCAGGAGTGGCCACGTGTTCGTGACCGGGAACACACCCGTGCAGGGTTCCGGGGCGGATGGGCTCAAGGCGTCCTTGCCCTTGGTCTATGAACGGCTCAAGAAATATGGCGGACGTGCTAAGCTCGTTCACATGGTCCACGACGAGATCGTGATCGAGGCCGACGATGACCCGGAGCAGCTGGAAGCCATCAAGACGGACCTGGAGGAAGGCATGAAGGAAGGCATGCAGCCGTTCTTGCCCGACGTCCCGGTGGTGGTGGAAGGAGCCTACGGGGATTCGTGGGCCGAACACTGACTGACCCGCGTCCACGTGGACGCTTGGTGCTACATGTCGGATACCCTGCCCCCCGTCCCGAACAAGGCGACCCGAGACGCACGTCGGGTGAAGCCCGTCAGCCGGAAGCCCCGTGCCGGCAAGTTTGACCGTCTTCAAAGCCTGGCTTGTTTCGACGACGTCCACGAGATGGTCACGACCGGCTGGCCCCTGGCCGAGATCGCTAAGTACGTCCAGAAGACGAAGCGCGAGTACACGGACGTCGAGGAGCTGTCCCTCATCTACATCCTGCAAGCCTACCGCCGGTCGCTGCCTCCCACCACGCTGGTGGCGCGTCGGCTGCCCCATGCCTTCTCCAAAGCCGCCCAGGAGGTCAGGGACGGGTTGGATGTCATGGAGGAGCTGACGAAACTCTTCCGGATCCAGATGACCCGGATCGACATCGACCACGCGTTGGAGAAGAAGGCCGAGAAGCTCATCCCGTCCGTGAACCAGGAGATCAAGGAGGCGCGGTCCATCCTGGAGTCCCTTCAGAAGATGAAGCACGACCTGGGGCTCGACCCCCGGCACCTCGGAACCTTGCAGATCGAGGGCGGGGCTTCCGAGGAGGTCCAGACCCGCTACGGGAAGTCTTCGGTGCGCCGGGTGCTGGAGGATCCGCAGGCCAGCCGGAAGGTGCTGAGCCTGGCCGAGCGTTTCGTCGAGATTTCCCAGTCCAGGGACGAGATGGCCGAGGAGGAGGATGACGACGATGACGGGTTGATGCTGGACGATCCCGACGAGCCCGACGAGCCGCCGACGTTCGATTTGGAGGACGAAGCGTGATCCGGAACCAGAACGGGCGGTCCCACAGCGTTCGCAGCCGGGCGGACCTGCTGGAGGAGTTGCGGAAGGACGTGTCCAAGCTCAACCCCGACGAGCTGGAGACGTTCAAGCTGTTGTTGCTGGAACTTCAGCAGCCGGCCATCCCGCAGGGAGAACGGATTGTCGACGTGCTCCAGGACGCCGAATACGAGCGCGAGCCCGTGGACATCGAGACGTTCATCATGGACGAGTACTACCTGGGGAAGACGTGCGCGAGCATCTACCCGAAGTGGTTGGAGGCGTTGAAGGAGCTGTTCTCCGGTGGCTACAACGAATGCATCTTCACGGGCGCGATCGGCACGGGCAAGACCTTCGCCGCGTCCATAGGAGTTTGCCGGTTGCTCTACGAGCTGTCGTGCCTCCGGGATCCCTGCAAGTCTCTCGGTCTCGCTCCGGGCTCGACCATCTCCATTGCGAACATGAGCGTCAACGAGACACTCGCCCGGAAGGTCGTCTTCGAGAACATCGGTGCGAAGATCAAGGCCAGCCCGTATTTCTCGGAGCACTTCAGCTTCGAAGACACGCAGAAGGAGATGCGGTTCCCCAAGCACATCTGGTTGACCGCGCGTGCGACGACCGACCACTCCGTGCTCGGCATGAACCTCATCAGTGCGATCCTCGACGAAACCAACTTCATGCACCGCAACGAGGGCAAGAAGACCCAGGACGGCAGGCGCTACGGCATGGTCGATCAGGCCGAGACCCTCTACAACTCGATGCGACGCAGGATGAAGAGCCGCTTCGAGAAGGGGGGCAAGCTGCCGGGCATGCTCTTCGTCGTGTCGTCGAAGCAGACGAACGACGACTTCACCGCGCGCCGGATCCAGGAGTCCCTGAACGATCCCTCCGTGCTGGTGCGCGACTTCTCCCTCTGGGACGTCAAACCGTCGCATTATTCGGACAAGAAGTTCTTCGTGCTGTGCGGCAACGAATCCATCCCGTCCAGGGTGTTGGACGACGGGGAGGAGTCCCGGTACCAGGACGACCTGTGTCCGGAGAACTGCGTGCTCATCGAGGTGCCGGAAGACTTCCGGGCCGACTTCGAGTCCGACCTGGAGGGCAGCATCCGGGACATTGCCGGCGTGGCGACGGTGTCGGTCAACCCCTACATCCAACGCCGCGACAAGATCAGCGTCGCCATGCGTACCGGGCGGGAGCATCCGTTCTCCGTCGTGGTCTACGACCCCTCTCGGGGTGGGTCCTTCATCTGGGATCGGCTTGTCGAGACCAAGATGGTCCGGGGGCCCACCGGGGTCAGGGAGCCGGCGTGGAAGCCCCTGCTCAATCCGGATGCGCCACGGCACGTACACATCGACCCCTCGCTGCGCGGAGACGCCACCGGATTCTGCATGTCGCACGTGTCCGGGTACAAGCAGGTCATCCGCCGGGCCGAGGACGGGCGACAGTTTGCCGAGCGTGCGCCCGTGTACACGGTGGACCTCATCCTCCAGATCGTCCCTCCCATCGGAGGCGAGATCGTGCTGGGAGACCTGCGACACCTGGTGTACGACCTGTCGGCCCACGGGTTCATGGTCACTCGGGTGAGCCTCGACTCGTGGCAGTCGGCCGACACCATCCAGCAGATGAAGCAGCGGGGCTATCGTGCCGAGGTGCAGTCGGTGGATCTGACTCCGGATCCCTACGACAACCTCAAGACCGCCCTGTACGAGGACCGGGTGGTCATCTACGACTACCCGCCGCTTCAGAAGGAGCTGGAGACGCTCCAGGAGGATCGGCGGGGCAGGCGGCGGAAGATCGATCATCCGCCCACCGGCTCGAAGGACGTGGCGGATGCGTTGGCGGGATGTCTGTTCACGCTGTCGCAACGATCCATGAATCAGCCGTTGCCCTTCATCCAGAGTTCATCGTATGCTCAGGACCCCTGGATGCCCGAACAGCAGCAAGCCGTGATGGCGAGAATGCTTGAGTCACGTATGCAAGAGACACTCCCTCCGATCCTCTTCGGTGGTGTCCAGGACGAGTCCTGGGTCACCGGAGGCGGACGGAAGCAGTGACGGAGATCAGGCATGGGTTGGTTCGGCAACATAGCAAGCAGGGTTCGTAGCTGGTTCGACCGGGACGAAACCCATGCCGCGAGACAGCATGCGCGGGGAGCGACCAACAACCGGTTTCCCGTGCAGCAGCGAGACCTCATGCTTGGTCTCAACTACCAGGGACTGCTGTCCGACTGGGTCACGACGGACAGGGATCTGCAATCCCGCTTTCGCGACTACGAGGAGATGGACGACTATCCGGAGATCGCGACGGCGATCGATATCTTCGCGGACGACGCCACCCAGGTGGACAGCGTCACCGGCCGGACGATGTGGATCACATCGCCCGACAAGCGCATCCAGGAGATCCTGGACGACGAGCTTCTCCAGAAGCGCCTGGTGGTCGACGAGGAAATCTGGGAGATCGCCCGGACCCTGACCAAGTACGGCAACGACTACGAGGAAATACTCCTGGGGCCGGACGGGGTGGTGGGTTTGAACTTCCTGCCGCCGGCCACCGTGCGCAGGATCGAAGATGCGAAGGGAAACCTGATCGGCTTCCTGCAAGACTTCAAGGAGCGGTTCGACATGACGCCGCAGGACTTCGCCAAGCTGCTGGAGAAGCAGAGCAAGTCCGGAACCGCCAAGGAGACCTCGCAGGACCCGAACGATCCGCATTTCGCCAAGGCCGCGTTGGAGGATTGGGAGGTCGTCCACTTCCGGCTCAGATCGAAGTATCGCAGGAGCGTGTACGGCTACTCGGTGCTGGAGCCTGCCAGGTGGATATGGAAGCGCCTGACCATCCTCGAAGACAGCGCGATCCTGTTCCGCCTGACCAAGGCGATCGAGCGGTACGCGTTCTACATCGAGGTCGGGGACATGCCGCCGGCCGAGGCGTTGGCCTACGTCAACAGGGTCAGGCAGCAGTACCGCAAGAAGAAGTACGTCAACCCGTCCACCGGCAAGCTGGAGCTTCGCTTCGACGCGCTCGCTCAGGACGAGGATTTCTTCGTGCCGGCACGAGGAGGTCAGGACGGTACCAGGATCGACGTGGTGGGTGCGCCGCAGTGGCAGCACATGGACGACATCGAGTATTTCCGCGACAAGATGTTCTCCGCGATCAAGGTGCCGAAGTCGTACCTGGGCCAGGAGCAGGGTGTCGCGCGCGCGGTGCTGTCCAGCGAGGACGTGAGGTTTGCCCGGTCCGTGCTGCGCCTGCAACGCGAGCTGCGCAACGGGTTCCGCCGGATCGGCAAGGTCCATTTGATGGCGAAGAACATCGACCCCGGCACGGTGGAGTTCGAGGTCTGGATGACGGTTCCCAGCGCCATCTTCGAGCTGGCGCAGCTGGAGGTCCGGAACGCACGCGCCGACCTGGCTGCCAGGATGAACGACTTCGTCTCGCTCCACTGGATCTTGAAGAACGTGTTCGGGCTCCCCGAGGAGGACATCGAGGTCATCATCCGCGAGCGTGGCGAGGACATCGTCAGATCGGCCGTCGCCCAGGGCAAGGGCGAAGCCGAGGCCCAGAAGATGGTCGCCGCTGCGATGCCGCAGGAGGGCGGTGCGGCGGAAGCCCTCGAATTGCGTATGGCAGAGTTGATGGAACGGGTGCGGGAGCGCTCCAAAGCAAGGGGTTACCGATCCGGGGGGATCTCCCGCAAAGAGCTACATGATGGAGACCCTCTTGCAGAGAGCCGCGCATCGGATAAACTAGACGTCATTCTCCAGCAGGACAGAGAAATGGCGGCTAGGATTGACAGTATCTCCAAGTTGCTCCGCGAGGTGGTGGCGGCTGTTCGGTCTGGTGGACGCTGAACGAATAGAGTTGACACTCCACATCGCCCAAAGGTAACTTCTGACCGATGCTCCAAGATCGATTTGTTCCGCCAGACGAGTTGAGCCGGATCACGCGGGGGAGCTACGAGCAGCTCATCGGGCAGCTCGCAGAGGAAGTCGCCAGGACTTCGGATCGCTTCTTCGGGCAACCGTGCAAGACCAAGCTGCTCTCGACCTTCCAGAACCACGCGGTCGTGTTGGCCGAGTCGGGCCAGGCCGTCCGGGTGCGTTACGAGATGAACGGCGAGGGACGCCCCATGGTCGTCTCCCACGAGCCGTACAAGCTCCAGTGCATCGACGAGAAGAACCCGAGCGAGTTCGTCGAGGGACGTGCGCGCGAGGTGGTCGATGCGCTGTTGGAGGGCGACGAGGCCAGGGCGCTCAGCCGGGCCAGGGATGTCCTGCCGCTTGTCGAGGATCGCAAACCGGTCGAGGTCAAGGACATCCTCAAACTCGTCCGCGAGCACCTCGAACGCAAGTGTCCGTGGAAGGCCGCGTACGAGGAGAACCTCGGTCGCATCCACCAGACGATCGGATCCGATCTAGGAGCGATCGACCAACGCCGGGTGGAGAGCAAGTTCGAGAAGCTGTACGACGGGTCGATCCCGGTGGAGCAGCGCTCGGGCTACGCCGACCTTGTCCAGTCCGACCTGACCGGGCTCGTCGAGTCCTACGGACGAATCGAGGATCGGGTCGGGAAGCTGACCAACCGGTTCACGGCCATGGCAGCGTCCCCGGATTCGGACCTCCAGGCACTGGGAGGGTTTGCTCTGGACTTCGAGGAGGATGTCCAGCGAACCTCCAAGGTTTTGCGTGAGGCGGCTGGGGAGTTGACCGACGTCGCTGCACGTGGTGAACTTCACGACGTTGCCTCCAAGGCGTTGTACCGGTACGATGTGGCGGTCAAGTACATCGAGATCGCTACCCAGGACCAAGGGTGAGGACATGAGCACCAAGTTCCGACTGACCACGATGGAAGAAGACTTCACGGCGATCGGCCTCATCCGCGAGTCGAAGCAGACCACCGCGAAGGAAGAGGACGAGGAGCCCACCACCACGGTGGACGAGGACGAGGAAGACGACGAGGACGACGAGAGCGTCGAAGAGGGGCTCAAGATGAAGCGTCGTCCGAAGAAGTCCGCCGCGCTGCGCAAGGCCCTGAAGCGTGCCCGACACAAGTACTACCTCCAGCACAAGGGCCAGGAGCAGACGCGCGCACGCAAGTACCGCAAGTCCGGCCGTGGCAAGAAGCTGGCGAAGAGCCTCCGTGTCTTCCACAAGCGCCACGGCACCAAGAAGGGCATGAGGGTTCAGCGCTCCGGTCTCGATCGCGTCGCCAACATGGTCGAGGAGGTCGCGGGGATCGTCACCGCCATCGGAGAGCGTCGCGATGTCGAGATGGTCAAGGGCTTCGCCAACGTGGCCCTGATTGCCGACACCATCTCCCGTGGTTTCCAGTCGATCGGCAAGGACGTCGAGGAGGAGGAGCTGGTCAAGCTCGGTGAAGCCTTCGCCGCCATGGCCGAAGACGCCGCCTCCATCGCGGAAGGTCTGGATGCCGGCGAGCTGGACATCGACGAGGAGGTCGAGGACGCCTTCAAGTCGAACATGGACGAGCTGCTCAGCGGGTTGGAGCTGTATGCCGACCTGACCGAGGAGGACGAGGACAACGAGCCGGTGGAAGAGGACGAGGACTCCGACGACATCGACCAGGACGAGGACGAGGACGAGGACGAGGACGAAGACGAGGGAAACTGAGGGAGGCGTGGAGGTACCGGAGATCGGCGTATCGCAGCGGAAGGCTTGAGATCGTCGGCTGGGAAGGAAACCCCTTCAAACGCAAGACCCGGAAGCTGAAGAAGAAAGCCGTGCTCCAGACCCCCCTCGCCTATACTCCGTTTCGCAGCAACTTCAGGTGGCGGTATCATTGATGGGAACCCAACTGCTCCAAGACACGACCTTCATCAACTTCCAGTTGGTGGAGGACGGCAAGGACGGCAAGAAGGTGAAGGCCCGTGGCGAGTTTGCCCGAGCCGACATCGCCACCGAGAACGGCCGCGTCTACCCACGGCCCATCTGGGAGCGGGAGATCAAGCGGATGACCCAGGCCATGCGAGAGCGCAAGGTTCTGGGGGAGCTGGATCATCCGGCGGACGGCAAGACCCTCCTCTCCCGTTGCTCCCATCTGCTGACCGGGCTGGAACTTCGGGATGATGGGATTCTCGTAGGAGAGGCCGAGGCCCTGGACACGCAGAAGGGCAGGGATCTCCAGGCCCTGCTCAAGAGCGGTGCCAAAATCGGAGTCAGTTCGCGGGGCTTCGGATCAACGAAGACGGACCCCAAGGGCAAGGAAGTCGTCCAGGAGGACTATCGCCTTGCCACGTTTGACTTCGTGGCCGACCCGGCTGACAGTACGGCCTATCCCGAAACTTTCGTTGAGTCGAAGGAGCGCGGCATGGACGGCAAGGACAACGACAAGAAACTCGATGAAGAGATCGAGAACCGCGTGCAAGCACGTCTGCACGAGGAAGTCACGGCACAGGTGGGTACCGCTGTCCAGGAGCGGGAGGCCCAGCTTCGCGAGGAGTTCACCGGAAAACTCCCCGGTCTGATGGGGAAGCTCAAGGCCGAGCTGCGCGAAGAGGTTCGCGGAGAGCTGCTCTCCGATCCGAGCGTCGCCGGGGCACGGGCGGCTTTGGAGTCCGTCAAGAACCTCCTGCGCCCCTACGTCATCCCGGAGGACGCCGAGGCTCTGGTCCGGCAGAAGGAAACCGAGATCCGGAAGCTCAAGGAGCAACTCTCCGAGAAGGATCTCCACATCAAGGGGCTCGAAGAGGAGCTTGAGAAGCTCGCCCAGGTGGCGAAGGAGGCGAGCTACAAGTTCTTCTTGGAGAAGCAGATCGGGGGCGACCCCGACGCGGATCTCATCCGCAATCTCGTGGGGGACGTCGGCCTGTTCGAGTCTTCGGACAGCCTGAAGGAGAAGCTGACGAGCGCGCAGGCGCAGCTGCGGGAGCAGCGCGAGGAAAAGGAAGCGGCCGAGAAGAAGCTCCAGGAGGAGCAGGAGGCCCGCGCGGCCGAGGAGCAGGCCCGGCTCGCCGCACTCGAAGAGGAACGAACGGCTGCGTTGGCCGAAGAGCGCGAGCGCGCCGAGAAGGCCCGCGCTGCCGTTGCCGAGGAGCTGGACCAGTTCCGCAAGGACAACTCGGAGCTGCTGGAGGCGGTGGAGAAGGCCCTGGAGGCCAACAAGGTCCAGGGACTGCTGCTCTACGCCGAGCGCCAGCTGACGGGGAATCCGAATGTCGTCCAGATCCGCAAGATCCTGGAGTCCACAGACCTGACGGATCAGGCCCACGTGGACAAGATCATCGACGAAAACTCCAAGGCTCCTGCCGGGTCGTCCGATCTGGACTCGGTTCGGGAGCGTGTTCGCAGGATGTCCAAGGGTCGTGGGTACACCGCCCGCGAAGAGGAGCGCGGGGACGACCGTCCGGTGCCGCGCGAACCGGTGACCGAGGACTACAACGGGCTCGGCATTCCGCTGAGTCGTCTTCAACGAATGTCCGGGATCGGTTGAGTTTGACTCTAGACTGAGGCACACTACTTCGCGAGAGGTTTAGGAGGAAAGACATGGCACCTGAAACCCGTCAACTGGTTGAGGACGGCACGGCTGTTCGAACCATCATGGACGAGAGCTACGTCGGCGCTCTCGATCGCAAGTGGGGGCAGCTCCTCGAAGGGCTCGGAACCCGCACTCCCCGCGATCGGCACGTCCGAGCCGTCACAGCGATGCTGATGGAGAATCAGGCGCTGCATCTTCGGGGACTGAGCGAGGAAACCCGCGCACTCAACGTGGGGTCCTTCACGAAGTTCATCTTCCCGATCCTGCGTCGCGTGTTCCCCAACCTCATCGCGAACGAGATCGTCTCGGTCCAGCCGATGACCGGCCCGGTGGGCGCGGTCTTCTACATGGACTACGTCTACAGCACCACCAAGGGTGCGACGACGGCCGGAAACGTGTTCCCCAAGGATTTCGATCGCGACTACACGTCCGAGTACGTGAACGGCGAGATCCTGGCGACCGGCAACGGCGCGGACTTCGGCGGCGCGGCCCCGCCCAACAAGCTGAACGCAAACCTTGCGTTCACCCCGGTGCGTCCGCTCGACACCAGCCGCAACTTCAGCTGCGTGGTCAAGGAGTTGAACGCAACGACCGGCGCGGACGTCCAGGTGGCGACCGACGACGGTGCGGGCGGCTTCACCTTCGTCCCGGCCGGCGGCAACACGGGTGGTTCGATCAACTACGCGAACGGCAGCATCTACGCGTTCACGTTCCAGAACACCCCGGCCAACGGCAACCCCATCAAGTGCTTCTACTTCTACGACGGGGAACTGAACACCAAGATCCCCACGATGTCGCTCGACGTCAAGAAGAAGCTCATCGAAGCGGTTCCGCGTCGGATCAAGAGCCTGTGGTCGAGCGAGGCAGCGGAGGACCTTCGCCACCTCCACGGCGTCGAGGCCGAGACCGAGATGGTCACGGCAGTCGCCCAGGAGATCGGGTTGGAGATCGACCGCGACATCATCCAGGAGCTGTTCCAGTCGTCCACGACGACCGCGCAGACATGGGACCGGCTGCCCCCCGGCGGCATCAGCGAGCTGGATCACCTCCGGAGCATCGTGACCGTGCTCTCGACGGTGTCCAACCTCATCCACAAGAAGACCCTCCGCGCCCCGGCCAACTTCATGGTCACGAGCCCGGAGATCAGCGCGCTCTTCACGCAGCTCCAGACGCACGGTGACTACCGTCCGATCTGGGTCAGCGATCCCAACTCCGGTGCGCCCCCCGGCCCGATGGACATCCCGCGTCCGCTGAGCCAGCACGGCCAGTTCGGCATCTACAAGGCCGGCACGCTGTCGAACAAGTGGGTGATCTACGAGGATCCCTTCTTCACGACCGACTACATCATGCTGGGCCTGCGCGGCTCGACGTACCTCGACAGCGGGTACGCCTGGGCTCCGTACATCCCGCTCCAGGTCACGGCGACCTTCCTCGATCCGGCGGACTTCAGCTTCCGCAAGGGGCTCCGCACCCGGTACGGGAAGTCGATGCTGCGTCCGGAGTTCTACGGTCAGGTGCGGGTGCTCAACCTGTAGCAGATCGCCCAGCCCGAAGTAGTGTGCCAACGACAGGCCCCGTCTCACCCGGAGAGGCGGGGCTTCGTCGCGTCCGGGGCAACGCTGTGGTAGGATACTGCCCAAGCACAGGAGTTTGAGCATGCCGCGATTCAAGCTGAACCCGAAGGCCGGGATGGTTTTCCTGCCCGGACACGGGCGCGTGAAGCCGGGAGATGTCCTCGTAGGCGAGCAGTTTCGACGATTCACCCCCAACCTGTTGGTGGAGGTGCCCGATCCTCCCAAAGACCCTCCGGTAGAGGTCAAGGCAGCTTCGAAGCCGAAGAAGCCGCTGGAGGTCCCCAAGCCCCTTGCGGAGACTCCCCTGGAGACCAGGGAGGCACCAACCTCCCCCGGCAAGAAGCTGTTGACGGAGGACGAAGAGCCCGCACCCCCTCCCAAGCCGAAGCCCGTGGCGAAGAAGTCCGCGCCGAAGAAGATGGTCCGGAGGAAGACCGCGAAGTGAGGTGACCCGTGCCCCGCCCCTTGATGAACGAAGAGGAGCTTACCAAGTGGATCCTGCGGGAGCTTGGCGCACCCTTCTGGAAGGTCGAGATCACGTGCGAGAGCTTGGCCGACTGCATCGAGAACGCCCGGCGGTGGTTTGCGGCGAAGAAGGGCGTGCAGAAGGTCATGATCACCGCTCTCGCGGCGGGGCAGACCACCTACGCGCTGCCGGACGAGGTCGAACTGGTCATCGAGGTCGCGGATGATCGTCGGATGGGCCTGTGGCCCAACCTGAGCTTCGCGTTCGGGTGGGATCAGGTCGTCGTCGGGCAGGACTGGTCCTTCGATTCCAACAAGTGGTTCGTATCCGAGCTGGTGCAGCGCATGCAGTACCTCCAGACGAGCGAGCGCGTGTTGGACTCGCAGTTCGAGTGGACGCAGGACAACCGCAACCTGCTCATCCTGAACCCCAACCCCCAGTCGTCCAAGATCGCGCTCATCTACAAGAGCAACGAGGTGATTCTGGAGCAGCTGGCCGAGCGGGACCACGACCTGGTCAAGCGCTTCGCCTTGCAGTGCGCCAAGCGTCGGGTCGGCCGGGTCCGGTCGAAGTACCCAGGAGGGTTTACCGGAGCGGGTGGGCAGAGTGTCGAGATGGACGGACAGATGCTGCTCGACGAGGCCAGGGACGAGTTGGAGAAGCTCCAGGAGGAGATCATGCAGGCGGGCTACCCGATGCCCTTCATGGTCGGCTAGGCGATGGCGGACGACGACTGCAAGAACAAGGTCGAGTGCATCACGGGGCTCCCCGAGGTCGAGTGTTCGGAGTGCGGGGTGTTCAAGCTCGACGCCACCGAGTCGTGGATGTTCGACAACATCGCGCAGGAGCACACGAACGCCGTGGCCGTCGATGTCATGCTCTATCCGCTCAGTCGCAAGAAGTCGACGATCGATCCCCTGTACGGCGAGGCGATCGAATACGCGTGGGACGGCCCCTTCCGGATCCTCGGTTTCATCGAGAAGCCGACCGTGTCCATCGAGGTCAAGCAGGAAGGGCTCAAGATGATGTTCCCGACCACCATCTGGATCCCCCGGCTCAACCTCGAACAGGCCGGGGCCCCGACCCCCAGGGAATCCGACGTGCTCGGCTTCTGGAACATCCCGTACTGGATCGATCAGGGCATCACGAACAAGGCGTCCGACGTGCCCCCGAAGTTCTTCTTCAACCTGACCGTGGTCGAGGAGGACGGCTTCGTGTTCGACGGTCCCTACTTCACGCAGTTCAAGCTGAGCCTGAACCGAAACACCGAGTTCGTCCCGGAGCGAAGGGTAGCCAACCGATGAAGCTCACACCATTCTGGCAACAGCGCGTAGATCAAGAGAATCGCGAGGTGCAGAATATCAAGAAACGCTTGCGGGATAAGTTCGGTGGTGTGTTCGACTCCTACTCCGGAATTGGCTCCAAAGCAGCGAACAAACTGCGTCGAGAGCTGGAGGCTCACCGTGTGGCGCTAGGAGCTGCGCAAGTGGGGAAGCAGCCCACCAAGGCTGAGATCGAAGATGCTTTGAGGAGATTGGGGCCGAAGGAAAATAGAATCGACCGAGTTCGGATGTTGGCGCTGGCTGAAGGGCGAGTAGGCGAGTGGCGGTTCACGGTACGGTCTTCGGCCCGCATGTCCTCTTCTGTGCAGGATGAGCTACGAGGGTTTCGAGAAGCCCACACACCTGGGATGAAGATCACCAAGGTAGTGCCGAAGTCCGACGATGTTCAGTTCTATGTAGAGACAAACCTTCCGGCCGAGAAGATCGACGCGGCTTTCGAGAGGTTGTTTGACCAGGCGAGCGAGGAGCTTCAGGACGTGTTTCAGATCCGCTGGAACCGAGATACAGAACTGGAGCAGTTCTGATGAACCGAGAGCGCATGCAGGATCTGGCCGAAGGAAGTGCTGCCAAGGACAGGTTGATTCGGGATGCGGAATCTGCCGGTTACTCGGTCGAGAAGTCGTCTTCGACCGGCAGGGTCCTGTTGGTCAAACGCCACGGCGGTCACGGCAGGGCCACGCGCGGGCTCGTGTTGTATCCGGACGGAACGGCGGTGGACGCCACCCTGGATCTGACCGTGGCGAAGGGTGTGCGGTCCTACAAGGCCATGAGGAGGATCCTAGGTCTGACGGAAGATGTCGTGGCCGAAGGCCGGACGGAGGATATCCACGAAGCCTACGGGGACGACCCGATCCAGGTCATCCGCAACGGCATGCTGGGTGTGGCCCGGAAGCGAAAGTACCAGCGGGTCAAGGACAAGGCCGCGAGGAAGGCGAAGGTCGCCAAACTGGTGACGAAGTGGCAGGCGGCGCTCAATACCAACAAGGGTGCCGTCACCGATTGGTTGATGAAGAAACTGGACT